ATCTGTTCCTTTTGTTTTATAAAACTTTTGAATATTCGTGATAAGAGTTCTCTTATCAATATCACCTTTCAGATATTTTTCTGGGAATGATCCCAAATACTGAGATTCAAAATTTCTTATAAATGCGTATAAGAATAAATTGCTTACATTATATACTTTATGTCCAGCAACATGCGCCGCTGCAGTTGTGCTCTGGAAGTTTGACTCGGAATATAAATCTCCAAGTGTAGTATTTCCACTAACTCCTCTAGAGCATTCTTGTAGAGTGTTACTGGTCCTAGAAGCATAAAAAATAATCTCGTCTTGAATTCTGACGAATCCGTTCTTTTCAGGGAAAGAACTCGCATCGTTCAAAACAATAGTTGTGTCTGTAGCAGATACGCCAATGGCAAGTTCATCATTCTGTTTCAGAATATTTTTTTCGTAATAATCAATATCTGCATACGTTTGAATATTACTTATAATATCTAAAGGACCACCCTGAACTTCCTGAGCTTCATAATACTTCTGTACAAACTTTCCAAAAAGTTCGTACTCAGTAGAAATAAACTCTGGTAGTTGTGACTCAATAAGAGTAGAAATTCTTTTGGTCTTTACAGCGGGCATCTACTTACTCTTTATATGCAATGAAACTTGAATTTGCCACATCAACATCAAGATATACCTCGCGGAGTGCCTTGACATCATTCGAAAGTGGTTTTACTCTTACAGAAATTCTGTTATCGAAAAATGTACCTTTAATTATTGTCAAATTGTACATTTTTAACTCACCTTTTTCATAATCAATATCGCCAATTTCTTTGTCGAGGACGACCTTTTCTCCAGTTGCAGTATCTAGTCTATATAGGACAATTTTGCCATCCCTATCTTCAATATAGACATCAAAATTAGGATACTCAGTAACTCTAAATCCAGTTGATGACAGTACAGGATTGTCGCAATCTATATCGAATGCATTCTGGAAACAAATCTCATAATAGAAAGTTGAATTGAGTTGTGGATAAAAATCCTTCCTCATAGTTACTGTTGTTAAATTGGAATTAATGCTACGATCTGCATCATCAATTACTCCAACAATTTTACTGTATCTGAACTTACCGTTAAATTTCTCAGTATCGGAAGTGTTCAAATAATTCTGCACTGAACCAATAACCTTGTCTCTAATCTCTGCCGCAGTTTGATCGGTGATTAAACTATCATAAAATATTTTGCTACTAATTTCTACGAATAGAATAGATGGATCAATAATAACTGGTTCCACAGAAGCAACAACAAATTTCTTGACTTCTTCAGTAATCTGCTGCTTTGTGAGGGAAGTCAGGAAAGATGCATCATTTGGCTTCAAAACAATGAACACTTTTCCATACTGTGGGGGGTCCTGATCTTCGCCTCCAAAGATAAGAATATCGCTGGTGGATGGATATGCCCTACGAACTATTGCAGCGTAGTCCTGAGCGGTCACAGCGCGGTCCTGGGTGCCATATGCCTTAGGGGCATTGAATCTAATTTTATTTGTGGATTCTAATTCTTCTCCACCAGAAGATGCGACTGTAGAGTTAATGGCGACATCAAATGCATTTGGAGATACCCCATCTGGATTTTCCAAAACACCACTAAAAACGAAGGTTTTAACACCATTTGATTCGGGTCCAGCAGTTCTCAAGTAAGAAATTTCTACACGAGCTCCATTTTCGAGTTTTTTACCTAAAACGCCATCACCAAAAATAATTTCATATCTCTCATCTTCTATTTCTTCAACAAAGAAGATTTTTGAGTTTCCATCAATACCAATGATATTGTTTGCTACTAGATATGGTTCGTTGAATGATCCACCTGTTGGGAACACTCTCACTCTAATTGTATTTGTGTCAATATTTGTGTTATCTAGAATAAATCTTTGAGACTTCAAAGATGTATTGACAGTAAATGTATTAACTATTTGATTTCCTTCTCTTACGACAACATTAGTAAAAACTGCTTGATTATTTACTACCTGTGCCTTAACATCATCCAAAACAACATACTGGTAAATTGTGTTGTCAAATGATGCGATAAATCCAGTCCCTTTCTTCAGATACAACTCAGTATCTAATGTTGGGTTTGCATATGTGACAGTAAATGAAACAAATGCTGTTGGAGAAGTAATCGATTTCGGTCTATATCCTAATTGCTTTGCAATCGCTACTACGTTGTCCCTCAAGGTCGCTGAATCAATGAATAGTTCATTGACCACCATATTGGTGTTAAATGCCGTATAATACGTATTATAAGCAAGCGTATCGATGATCGTAGATAATACAGAACCATCAAAATCATAGTCGGTAAAATCCGACTGTGCTCTGAGATAATCCTTCAGAGCTTCTTTGATATCCTCAAAGTCTAAATTTGCAACTTGTGTGTATGGCATTATCGAGTACGCTCTAGGAAGAATTCTACGCTTACTGGTACGTCATTTCTGCCAACAATTCTGTAAAATAATTCGACCTCATAACCATTATTCATTTCATCTGGTCTCACAATGATGTTCTCTACTAAAATTCTTGGTTCATATTTTAGAAGAACATTAGCAATTTCTGAACGAATCAAACCACCAGATGCAAAATCAAGGGGTTCAAACAAAGCATTTTGAATACCACAACCAAGATCTGGTTGAAATGGTCTTTCTCCTTTTCTAGTAAGAAGCAAGGCAGTAATCGACTGAACGATAGCTGCCTTGTCTTTCACTGTGACTAGATCATCAGTTACTGGATGCTTCTTAAAAGTAACACTCAAATCTTTGAATGTCTGAAAGGTTGGCATTTAGACACAGCAATAGGCTGCTATTATTTATTCACTCGTGCCAACGCTCCACAAAGTCGTCAAACCCACCAGGACCACCACAGGGGCGCTCGTAGCGGTCTTCTGGAAGTGGATATAGATCTTCCTTCCTTTTCATCTTATTGTACGCTTTGAGGTGCCTCTCGCTGTCTGTTTCTGTGATCAGCGTTCTTCCCTCTTCGATAAACTCATTGCCTTTATCTACTGGAAATAGTCCCATTAGTTTTCTCCGCTAAAGTTTGATTAGAACTTTTTACGGGGTTTCTATCCCTTATTAATTATAATAGTATATTGTATGTTATTACAATTCTACTTGGATGATGTTTAGGTTCTGCAGAAGAATGCATAGTTTCACCTGGAAAAATAATACACCTGCCTTTCTTTGGGTGGCAAGACTCAATTATATTACCATCATCGTCGAATAATAAGGTTGGGCCGTCACTATCATTTACGTAATAGAGAATGGTATGATGTGTGAGATTTTCAAAATCAATATGTGGAACATGTTCTCTTCCATCATTCTGATTTTTTGTGAATAGACCAGCTCTTATTCTAAAGACATCTTTCAATTTCAATCTAGGATTGTATTGAGATATTGCAGCATGTATTATTGGCGATAACAAATCTATGTACTTTTGTTCTGGTATTGTATCGTCAAACTTAAAATACAAGATTTTAACAAATCCATAGATTGTATCGACACCATCACTGTGCGTTGCTCCTATTTTGTAATTCCATGGAAATTTCATTCCACCAATTACTTTTTCCACATAATCTTGATATTCTACTGGAACTACATTATCAATAACTTTAATCATAAATTACTTCCAATGATTATTTGGTTTCTCCCACCAGAAATGCAGATCCTCAACTGAATCATCATAATACAGAGAAACCATATCACTTTTGTATTTACTGCCAATATTTTCACACAACGAAACGGTGTAAAACTTTTTATACGAAGCAAGATCTTTCATAACGTCAGTAATCCATTTGTAATTACCACCACGGATAACTCCTGCCTCAACTAATACAAAATTGTCCCAACGTTCCATCCATTCTTGGAAATTGATTGAAAAATCAATTCTATAGTGATGGGGAGATTCATCTGGAAACGGCACATTCACTGCCTCGATATGAAAAATCTCTCGACCCATTGACAATGAGTGCGAGAGATGTTGAGTTACAATACCAGAGTAATCAGGAGAGACGCACAAGAAACAAGTCTTACTGGGATGAATATCCCAATCAGACATTTTGATCTTGTATGACATCTCCTGAATGAGTGCCATTTCTTTATCCTGAGAAATGAACAGTAATTTTTTCATCCTTTGCCTTGGCCACGATAACGCTTTTTGCGACCATTACGAGAACTTGCACCAAGATGGGTATTTTGTGACCGTCCTTGACGAGTCTTCTTCGGCGCTCCTTCCGTGTAACCAGTCTTTACCAAACCAACCTTAGATTTTGTTGCCATAGTATTCGATCAATTGACTTGTATATTATATCATATTCCTATCTAGATTGCACCAAGAAAAACATTGATACTTGATGAAACTACAGACGCACCTTCATTGGTAAGACTTCCAATAACCGCTATTGGCGTACCATTACAAAATACCGTTGGATGACCAGTAATTAAAACGTCAGAGTGCAATGGAGCGCCTGGAACGGGAATCTTGTGTGGAATAAAAGTATTTCCAACATGATGTGCTGGTCTTCCATTGACAATCACATTTGCCGATACACCAGCTGGTGCTGGATTTGGAATCACAACAGGATGGATATCATGATTTGTGTAAATTCCTAATACTCCAATTGGTATTGCCATTATTCTGTTGTGAATACGTGGTTTGGATTATCAACTTTGTTGATGCCTGCCTTATTTAGAAGGAACTCAATTCTCTTTGCTGGAATACGACCATCGTACCTTACAGGCAAATAGAAGTACCAGACATTATTCGATAAGTTGCTACCAAGTGTCTCTAAGGCGAGCTGACCGAGTTCTGCGACGCTTCCTGGTATAGGAGGTCCATCTGGAATTACAACGGTCACAGCGGACGTTTTAAGCGTGATTACCATAGTGTCCAAAGAACTCGTCTTTTGCTCAATAAAAGAACCAACGGTTGGTCTGCTACCCAATGGTGCTGTTATATCCTGCCATTTCCTACTTCCATAGTTGTCCGCTAGATCTTTATCATATATTGCCCAAGATTCATAATCAGAATCAAATATAACCCTAGTCATGTTCCTAGGATCTCCAGTAGTTGTATTAATTGAATAATCAGGATATTCGCCGTTCGTTATATCTGGATTCCTATCATAAAAGGCATCGGTCATTCTTACCTTAACAATCTCGGAGTAATCGTCCTTCTGTTGCTGAGGTGTATCAGTGCCATAGTAATTCTGTAAAAGATACTTAGGGTTGCCATACTCCTTCTTATTAATGAAAGAAAATCCCTGATCATAGAATCCCCATTCGGTGACCCTCCCCCTGACCTCAGAAATACCTACATATCCCGCTGCAAAGACAGGAGGTATAACATTCTGATTGATTTCGATACCAGGATCGATCGTATCAAATATACCTTCGCCTTTGTTATTAACATACGATAAAACTACACGATCAAAATCATTAATCACTAACTCTGGAAGATTGTCCTCTGGCATCCTTGGCCAATAGTCAATTCTTTCCACTGTGGTTAGCGTAGAGATAATCCTCTCATCCTCAAAGATTGGAACCATCCAAATCTGTGTAGGTCTGATCTCTTCCCACGTAAGCCATGGCGGCGTCTCTGAAAATAATCCAAGACGTAATCCATTAAAAATGTCCGTTGAATCTTTTGGATAAAACCTCCCAGCATAAAATGGTACGCCATTTGCCGCTGTGAGTTTATTGAGTCTTTCCAAGTCATTCAACTCAATTGGTCCAATACCGCCCATTGAGGGTGCTAGGAAGTTTATCCAAGGTACTGCCATTAGACTGCTTGTGCGACTTTTATTAAATCTTTCTTAATCCCTTCAATATTATTATGAAGATAATCTAAAGTTTCTGAGAGACTTTCGTAGTCCCTACCCGAGGGACGGCGGTACATCAACGTAGGGCGCTCCAACTGCGATATCCGTTGGTCCAGGCTCTGCAATCTCTCGGACAGCACTAGGAGTGCTTTCTCCAGACTCTTCTGCTGCTCTTGTAACTCTTCCATTATTTTGATCTCCTCTCATGAATGCCTCTGAGGCGCGTGTTTCAAACTCGTCACAAAAGGCGTCGAAATTATTAAGAATATTATCGAAGTTTTCAAACGCGGGTTTTTCCATAATTTTTTTCTGGGGGAATTTTTTTATATTCGAGTTTTTCAAAAATATTTATCGGTCGTTGGGATACTTTTGTAGGTTAGGAGGGACCCAAACATTTCGCTCGGCCCCCTTGGGTATAACAAAGGGGGCATAATTAACTGCCCCCAGTGTCACTAACTGACCGCTGCTAGTTTCTTACTTAGCAGCACCGCTGTGTGTTGCTTAGGGCGATACGGCAATGTGATAATCTTGCCGCTAGGATGCTGCCATAGTTGATGCTTTGCCCCGTTGCGTTGTTTAATCCACCCATTGATCTTTGCGATCTTCTGCAACTGCTTGTCAGTCATGAGTGAGTGTAGAGAAATGGGGTGTGGTAGGATGGGGGGTCACCCGAAGGTGGGGAGTTTGGCGACTGCTTCCTCCTGGTAGCGGTCGGCATAGCACCCTGCCCACCACCAACCCTCAGCGGGGTTGATCATGCCAGCGTAGCGGGTCTGGGGTGCGGTCTCTGTCTTGCGAGCGACCCACATGGTCTCCCTGGTCTGGAGGTCGCTGCACTGAGAGTAGATTGCCATGGGTTGGGTTCGTTTGATCTGTGGTTAGTCTAGAGGCAAGGGGGGCAGCAGAGACCCCCCTAGTGTGCGGTTCAGAGATCGACCATCATGGCGTTCATCTCGTCTGCATCGATGGCGACGCTATCCCATGCCACGCCGTCAGGGGTGCCGCCAAGGTGGCGACCGATCATGCCGTCCATCATGCAGCGCACGAACTTATCCCAAGGGGTCTCGCTGTCGCCACAGTACTCAACACACGCCTTGGCGGTATTGTAGAGGAATTGATCGTTGCCAATCCACAGGGCAGCATTCCAGGTCTCGTAGGTTGCCCAACCGTTGAAAGTGGGGAGGGTGGAAGCGGTCATGATCTCGGTTCGTTTGGTATGGAAGAATTCTACAGGGTCAGGCGATCAGTCGCGGTCGCTGATGTTCCAGTTGCCCGACTGGCACTCAGGGGCAGGGAAGGGGAAAGGGCGACCCTCAGCGAATGCCTGGCGGTTGGCGGCAGACCGTGCCTGCATCTCGTTGTAGCGGGTGGTATAGTCTGCCATGATGGCGGCGAGGTCGATCTTGGGGTTGGTCATGGTGGTTGTCTGAACTGAAGTCATTATAGGGGCAGGGGCGGACCCCTAGCGAGCGTATGTGGTCACCTCGTCAGCTGGCACACGGGTCACGGTGAGGCGCTTCCACCCCTCCACACGATAGTAACGCAGCTCCTCGATAACGGCGTTCACCACGTTGTCATGCTGGCGGGACATGCCCTTAGCGGTGGTTGCCTTGCGACGCTTGCGATACTCTACAGCGGTGCTACCGTCTGCCCTGTCGAGTTCCACACGGTAGAAGGCGTAGGCGTTGCTCATGGGGGTCGTTTGAACTGAGGTCATTCTACAGGGTGATCAGGCGCACCAGGCGGCGAGTTGTGCCAGTTCGCCAGCCGTCTCCTCTAGGTTGGATTCGGTCAGACCTGCCAGGCAGGATTCGAGGTCGCCAGGATCCACAGCATCGATGTCGCCGTTGATCTCCCATGCCTGTGCCTCAGCGAGGGCGAGGCAGCGATCACGGAGGGAGAGGGTGAAGGTCTTTTCTTTCATGCTGTTAGTCTACAGGGTCAGAGGGCAGGATCGGGGCAGATGGGGGACAGTCCCTCAGGCGCACACTTCCAACCAACGGGTGGCGCTCACGGTGCCCACACGCCATACGATCATGGCAGCGCCACCCTCATCAGCAGACCAGTCAAAGGCGAGGTCCCGAGCGTGATCGAGGTCGGTTGCCCACTCGCAACCATGCTCATCGAACTGGGCGAAGGCGGCGGGTTGAACGGCGAAGGTCATGGGTCGTTTGCTTGTTGAACCTATTATAGGCATGGGTCAGGCACCAACGGAGGGCAGGAAGTGCCAGTTCATCGACTGTCCCAGATGCCTTGACGACTTCTAGGTGAGGCAGGCAAAAATGAGACATAAAAAAGGGGCAGCATCTCTGCCCCTGTGAGTGTTAGTTAGGAGTGATCAGTTGAGATCAGTTATCGCTAAAGATGTGGCAGGAGCGATAGGACGTGCCATCGTTACAAGCGGTGAAATCATAGCGCAGATTCTGCTCCCAAGTCGCTTCCCAATCTACAACCACGATAGAGGGAACATCACCATAGCACTCGTTGATAAACTCCTCAGCAAACTCTGCCTCGTTATCGTAACAACCACGATAACGCTCATCGCAGCAATCGATGTAGGACATGTCGCCCATCTCTTCGATCAGGGCATCAACTGCCTCGTAACCGATCGCTTCACCACAACGCACATACTCTTCATAATAGTTGCAGAAATCATCCTCATTGTGCTCATCGATGAACTCCAGCATGTCATCCAGAGCATAGTTATCCTCCAGACGCTCATCGATGAACTCTACAGTCTGAGCGTTCAGAACTTCTTTGTAGTTAGCGGTCAAGGTGACAGACATGTGTTTGTTTGAACTGAAGGTAGATTAGACGGGATCGGGGGGAAAGTCAAGGGGTGGGGGACACCCTCTCAACTGTCACATGCCGTTCAGGAAGTCGGCAAGCGCCTCTTTATACTCTGCCTCTGTGGCAAAGGTGCGCCCATGGATAGTACGGGGGTACTCTACCTTAGGGGCAGGGGTGGGCACATAGTCCCGACCCTTAGCGTGGATCTGATCGATGTAGGGGTTGTTTGTCATGCAGACATTATAGGCATGGGTGGTGACCGATCGGGGCAGATGATGGACAGTTGATCAACCGTCCCCAGGCGGCCGCCCAGTTTGTGTTACTTAGGCAGACAACTGATACATTACATCAGTCTCGATCAGTTTGAGAGTATCACCCGACCACATGTGGGGAATGGGCTCATCATTCTCATCATACAGTTCGCTTACCCAGTAATCATGAATCATGGCGTTAGTGTCACCTAAGGTCTCCAGACCTTGATAGATAGCGGTGACGATCTCGCTGTCGTAAATCATGCTTTGTTTGTTTGACTCTGTTAGTATGGCAGCAAATGGGGCACAACGGGGAGATGCTGTGCCACTTGTTGAACTGTCACTCCTGAGTGGTATAATCGACCTCTATGATATAACAATCATCATAGAGATCTAGATCACCACAACCATAGAGATTGTCCTCCAATTGTTGTTGCTGAATCTCTTGATACATTTCCTGAACTGTCATTTAAATTCTCCCTCAGTTGAGACGCATACCAGAGAAGAAGGGCACTTTCATATCCTCACCCTTCGCATTCTTCATGTTAACAAACCAGGCAAAGTTCTGTTGAAAGACACACTCACCAGGGATACCATGCTCACGCAGAATAGCATTCAGACGCGATTTGGTAGTGTTAGATTGCCAACCCCCATCCATCAGCAAGATGAAGTTATCACCGATCTCTGCAATCTTGTTACCGTGAAGGAATACGTGAGAGACACCATTAACCGTGGTAACCATAGTGTTATCAGACTTCCAATCTTTGCCAGCGGTGATAGCGGCATTCATTTGGCGTTCGATCTTACGCATGGGTCGTTTGTGGTTGACTCTGTTAGTATTGCAGGGATGGGGGGCAATTGCAACCCCCTGTGTGCCACTTCCTAGACTGTCACAGCATCTCGCATCTCGGTCAAGATATCATGTAGAAGGGAAACATCTGTGCCCACGATATCACTAACCTCATCCCAATCATCGTGGAATTCAATTAACCCAATCAGGGCATCAATCTGTTCGAAGGTTAACTCTTGCAAGGTGCAATCCCTGACGACTTGTTAACAATACAGCATCAGGGGCACCCCACAACCTCTACTGTGCCACTTCAGAAACTGTCATAGTACTCATCATCTCGGGTCTTAAATTTGGTAACTTTCTTTTTGGTTTGGCGACGTACATTCTTCACGT